CACCATTAGGATCAAAAATCGGTTGTTGGATCGAACTCTTCTTCAGCTTCATTTTCAATAAATTGACATTTACTTAGGTCATATGAGAGGCGGCACGCGATGCCTGTTTCGCCTGAATATCTATTTTTAAGGACTCGCACAGTTGTATCAGCGTGTTCAGATCCGTCCTGTTGATTTCGCTCCAATGCGATGACTGAATCTGAGAGCTGAGCAATTGCAGCTGAGCCACGTAACTGTCCCAACGTGACACGTGCTCCCTCCTCGTGGTTCTGATCTGTTTGTGTACGCCTTAGGTGAGAGACAAGAAACAAAGCAATGCCTGTGCGCTCAGTAAGAGCACGCAAGCGAGTCATCGTCTTATCAATGGTCTTTCTCTCATCACCATCCAATCCACTCAGCAGAATGGAGAGGTGATCTAGGAATACAATCTTTGTATCTAGCCCGCAAGCAAGATATTCAATTCGGTTGTAGATAACATCGGGATCGTAAGAACCGAAGCCATCAAAAAGAAAGAGATTCCACTTAGCAAGAGTATTGTTATACGCTTCGGTGAGATCAGATCGTTCATGATTTCCTAGGTGGTAAGGGTGTCCGAGGTGTGCGGCCATGAGTCCGAGAGCCGTACGATGGTTGGATTCTTCAAGCGCCACGTAACCAACTGATTCTCCGAGACTGAGAAGGTGAGTTGCGAGTTGACGGCAAAAGGAAGACTTCCCGATCCCGCTTCCAGCAGTAATCGTTGTAAGCTCTCCATACCTGATCCCGTGAAGCTTTCTGTTGAGTCCTGAAAATGGATATTCATGATCAGCAGGTGGTGTGGGTTGTGTAACTAAACTGAGTAGTGTCTTGGCATCAACGATCCCATCTGGTCTGTAATCTTTTGCATCCCAAATAGCTCGGCTGATAGCCTCTATATCGTTAGCTTGTAAAGCCTCTGAGGCATCCTTATACGCCTCCATACGGGCGATTCGCACCTTTCCAGGTGGTAGGACTGCGGCAGCCTCTTCGGCAGCCTTCTGACCGGGCTCATCGTTATCGAAAAAGAGGATGATTTCCTCGTAGCCCTGCAGAAGTTCTAGATTATTCTGAACAGCTTTCTTGGCAGACGCAGCACCCGAAGGGAGACTAACAACAGGCCACGTGGGTTGAACCTGTGAGTAGGAAGCGGCATCGAGTTCACCTTCAGTGATGACGATTCGTTTTCCTGTACTAGGCCATAGATGCTGGCCGAAAAAGCTTCCATCGGATTCTCCTTCATACCAAAAGGTTTTGTCCTTTGACTTGACCTTGCATCCCAGCAAGGCACCATCTTTCGAGTGGTAGTAGTGACGGAGTGTGTCTCCATCCCTATAGATCTTGTACTTTTGACAAGTCTTTTCTGAGAGACCACGCTTAGGTAGTTTGCGTGCCTCTCCTTTGAGTGCTATGTGAGCAGTCACTCTTGGTTGTTCTCCTTCGGGTGGGAAATATGTGTGACAGGAGAAGCAATAGGCATGATCTGTATAGATACTCTTGGCATCAGATGAGCCACACTGATCACACGGCTCATGCCTAATGAACTCACTTATGTCAGCCACTCCACGGGAATTTCCGTGAATGTTGTCCATGGGATTTCGTGGCGTTCGCAGAATTTTGCGTAAGTAGTCTTAGATTTTTTGCTTATTGTGTTATATGGAGATTGGAAGACCATCCTGATATCAAGCTCAGGATTAGCCTTCTTTACTGCAAGCATCTTGCGCCTACTCTCTGGATCCCAATAGCCTTTTGCTTCTAGGTAGATGCCGTTAGCAAGGCAGAAGTCAGGCGTGTAATTATGTTGGATTACATAGGGAACCTTTGTAGACTCATACTCATAGATAACTCCAAGTGTTTCGAAGAGCTCAGCAATCCGCGCTTCGAGCTTGGATCTGAACTTCATCAGTCATCCAGTTGCTTCTCAATGATGGCTTCAACAACCTCAGTTACTGCTCGCTGCATCTCATACTTGAAATCATTTTTGTCAGCCTTATAGCGGGTGACACAAATAGGAGGCAGTTGCACATCCAAGGTTGCCTTAAAGACACCAGTTACCTCGTCTTTAGCGACGGTGTATTGAAAATCAGAAGTCATTTGCGTAGGTTTTTCTAATCCAGTGATCGTATAGTTCGTCGAAGTCGTTGTACTCTCAGAAGTCTTCGTCTTCCAAGCTGCTAGGCGCTGCATCGACATTGGGTTCAGCAGCTTTGTATCCTTTGGTAGAACCAAACATTGCTGCTACATCTTCGATAGACAGGTCACCGCTATCGACACCAGCCTCAGTATTGAGGGAGATAACTTGCACACCTGCAAGCTTGAGAGATGTACCGTAGGTAACACCATCCTTCAGGATGTAGGGCTTCTGATAGAGAGCCAGCTTTACGGTTGCACCAGAGTACAGAGGAGTGCTCTCATCAGTGACAGGAGTACCCACTGTGTCTACAACACCAGGGCGATCACTCTCATTCCAAGAGAACTTGACTTTATACTTACCTTCACTAACTTCTTCCCAAGGCTCAGGCTTGAGAAGACTACGCTTAGGATTTTTCAGTTTCGATTCAGCCCACTTCAGGGACTCAACTCGATCAGCCTCCAAGTTATCGACCATTGCTTGATCGACAATTGCAGACAAGGAATAGCCATACTTAGAGGGCTTCATCACAGCTTGGAATCCATCAAGGAGTACAGGCTGTTCGGTCTTAAAAATGTTTCGTGCCATTAGGTGGTTTAATTATTTAGTCAATGCAGCGATGATTTTCTTCGCTGAATAGGATTCATAGCCAAAGTCTACCGAGCCTCCTTTATCTGCTCGCTTACCGTATTTTTTAGGCTTAGGTGTGCTGTATTCGTAGCCGTATTCACCAGGCTGCCAACGGTGCTTCCACTTCAGACAATCTTCTTGAGCGTCATACTCAAGCATGAATTTAAGTGTTGCAGTTTTAGGGAAACGGTTTGGATTGGTTCGCATTGTAATTAACAAAAGAAATAGGTGGATTCAATCACGGATTCTGGGTTCAGATCTCCGATGATCGGTGGTTCTGAGACAGCACCAATCTGTGCTGCCCACTCTTTTAAGTATTCGCGTTTAGCGAAGATATCAACGTACGCTTCTCGAACAACTTTCGATAGGTTATCCATGTCAGTAGCACGGCATATAACCGAATCGTGTATGACGGCCAGCGGATATTGAAAGCTTGTTGCAGCCAGTGCGAGGATTGAGGCATCTAGTGAATGGATAAGATTGGGAGCTGTAGCGTTCTTATGGTGTTTGATATCAACTTCATCACTATCTTCGGTTGCTACGCTTAGATCCCTACGCCCAAGAAGATGGAGAGAGATACGTTCAATCTCCTTCTTATTAAACTTCTGGTGTACGACAAACCCAGATGGTGTGACCCACTCTAGGAACTCTTTACCAGACTTAATCGCTTGAGCTACCTCTTTCTCGATCCACTTCATTACAGCCATTGGTCCTGGTACGACAACATCCATGGCATTCCGTACCGCTTTAACTGTGTCTGTTAGATCCTCTTTCTCTATCTCTACATCTTTCTCTTTCAAGGCTTCACGTATGTAGCCACGATTAGAGAAAGGTTTAGCGTTATAAGGAACCGTCATCACTGTCCTTTTCGTGGTCTTCCTATCCATATGTGGACGGATTAACTCTGGACAGCTCGGTTTAGCTTCTTCAGCTACAACCTTATAGGCATCTTGCGGACGATCGCTTGGTAGAACATTAACGAGCTTTGCTGTGTTTCGATCCTTGGCGAGCCCTGCCAGGATTTGGAGTCCTGAGCAACTTGCGTCTGTAGCAATAAAGCTTCTAGTCCAATCACGATCTCTAGCAATTATGCAGTGATAATATTCATCACATGCAGCCATGAACTGCCAAGGTTCGTCAGCAGATTCCCAGTCAGGAAGAAATCGTAACGGATCTTTTCCGACATTCTCGATCAGCTGCCTGTTATCAATAACCCACTGCTGTCGTTCATCCCAGCTATCCTTGTCGCGTCCATAGGTGGTTGCGACCTGAAAAGCTAGCCATTTCTCACATTCATCTGTTAGGTAAGCAGCATCAGCGAACTGAAGCAAACTCTTACCAAAGTCAGTATCTTGCGGTGTTAGGAATGCAGGGATTGGGTAGATCCGACCACGGTAGTCAAACGACCATGGAATAAAGAACCGTTCCCGATTCTTAAATCTCTCTACTGCTTCCATTGTCATCCTGGTTCTACAGGATTTCTTGAAAGATTGAGCATTC